CACAGGGGCAGCAAGCCCCTTACTTCATTCAATAAATAGCCAATAGGGGAGATTAGCGGGTAGTTGGGTGGATTGGGGAAATTGTGGGCAGATGTTGGAGGGGGTGGTGTAGGATGTGAGGCGAGAAGTGAGTGATTTGGAGTTGTGACAGATGTGAAAAAGCCCTCGCGAGGAGGGCTGGGATTGGTTTCTTATATTCTATAAAATATTTGCGTAAAATTAGCATAATGACCGTCCACAACCTTAATGGTTGTCGAATCCTGAGAAAAACTATACTGTAGCCATATCCACGGATCATCACCCCCCGCTAGTTTTTGTTCGCTTGTACCATTAATAAGAGGAACTGCTATTGCTTGTTCAGTCGCTTTTAATCCAGACCCTCTGATAATATTAATTACTTGTCCTCGGAGATCGGCAGGTACATAAATGGTTGAGCCTACATCCCAAGATCCGCTGAGCGACCGGATAGAGCCTTTCTGGTTTTCATGTTCGGTAGTCATATTTACTCCCTCATTTAATCAACAATAAACATTGCTAAATAACATGAAGGCGGGCTACTTCTCCGCCTGTGAACATCCATAAAATAGGTTCATCAATACTGGAGAGAACTTCTGATTAGGATGGCACGGAATGACTGTTTGGAAATTAATAAAATCCATATCCCACTGATGAAACATGATGGGGTAAAGGTCAATACATAATCCCAAACCACGGATGGCTAAAAACCGAGCTATGCCAATGTATTCTGTTACTCAACGAAGCAAAAAACACAAGGCTTCTTGTTGAACTTAAGGTTCAATGACACTAATATAACCATAGCTATATATCAGTTTGATAAAATTGGCGTGTAGTATATTCTTGATTTTATTAAATTATCTATGGAGAGTGTTATGCTTACTTGCTTTGATGTAGCTAATTATTTTTTGGCTTGCTCTAATGAGGAAAGCGGCGACACTATTTCCAACCTAAAATTACAGAAGCTTGTTTATTACGCACAAGGTTTCTCTTTAGTGTTGCTGGAAAAGCCGCTGTTTGAGGAGCCGATAGAAGCGTGGATGCATGGGCCTGTGGTTCCAGCGATTTACAGAAAATATAAAAAACACGGTAATCAGGCATTGCCTATTCCCGCTCGTCTTGATTTAGCTAAATTTTCCGATAATGAAGAGGAACTTCTTGATGAGGTTTATAGTGTGTTTGGTCAGTTTTCTGCTTGGAAACTGCGTAACATGACTCATGAAGAGGCACCATGGAAAGATAACTATATCGAAGGTGTGGGATATCAGGTTATTCCTCATGATGAACTTAGGGCTTATTTTCTTACTCGTGTAAATTGATATGGCGAAGAATAAATTGAAGAGAATAAAATCTCCTCAGGATATTCAATCAAATATTGGCAGGCTTAGGATTGGCCCTGAATTTAATGACGATTCAGAAAACAGACCACCAGAATTTTCTCTGAGATATTTACAAAATAACTATTGTGTTGATAGTTGCCAAAGAGATGAGAAAGCCGCTTTATCCGATAGTTTATTTCGACTCAGTCAATTGACATGGAGTCAGATAAAGCAACAACACCGACACGCACTTGGATTTGAAAAAATCCATAGAACGGCAATAAAGCCAGCCATACCTCCTCATATCACAGAAGATGTTAATCTTATTGCGTTCAGGTTTAGCGGCATGAAGCCCATGGTTGGCTATAGGCGTGATTCTACTTTCTTCATTGTATGGTTGGATAGAGATTTTACTGTATATAGACATGGATAATAACTAACCCGCTCAGACGTAGCCTTTTCATAAAAGGGACAATCCTCCCCTTTAACCCAACCCCTTGATTTCATTAATTTCCGTCTCCATGCCGGAAATAAGCAAAATCAACAAGTTATCTAAAGGTGGAATTTTCTCACCTTTTAATTCAATCCTTCCGTTTCAAACGGAATGCCTACTTTGGTTTTATACTCACGGGTGAGGGTGTGGTGATTTCCACCATACCTTTTGTTTGTGCAGATACCCCATATGTTAAAGGGCAGATTTCTGCCCTATAGCGACAGTAGCTTCCTTCCCACCGTTCCACAATCTCCCGCTTCTCTTTCAGGTAGTCGTAGCGGTCGATATATCATCAATGTAGCCAGTGAACAGTTGGGTGGGGGTGGTAGTTGAGACTGAATTTAATGCGGTAGATTTGGGGAAAATTGATTAGCCAGAGAGAATATTTCTATTTGCCAAGGGAGTAAAAGTACCTTGGTGTTGATGCTTATTATCTTTCAGAACATATGACTAATTACCTACCTAGTTCATTGTTTTTATTGGGGGTTACATTGGACTTATATTCTGAAAATAATTGTAACTTATTGATTTAATTAACAAGTAACGCTGATTTAAAATCCCTCGGCTGTAAGGCTGTGCGGGTTCAAGTCCCGCCCTGGGCACCATATAAAAACTTGCTTTAGTATCAGCGAGTTAGCGTTAAGAAAGAGCCACCGTAAAGGTGGCTTTTTTGCTTTCTGTGATTACATAAAAGTGGCGATTTGGCAGCAGATTGGCAGCGCTTTGGCGACACTGTATAAATACACACTATCTATTCGATGCCTGTTTTCTTTCAGACATCCCCGCAGAAAAAAATATTTTTCACATAAAAAAAGCACACCGGATTGAATCACAATGTGCTTTTGTTGATTATTTATTCAGTCTCGCTAATTAAAAAGACATCACAGTTTGCTGACCACTGGCAGGATGGGGCGGAGCGGCTTCAACCAGGGTCGGTTTAGTGACGTACCGGACAAAGGTTTCATGGCTGACGAACGTCGCGCCACAATTAATATTCTGGCACTGGTTGTAACGTTCTTTGGTTTGGGGCGTGTGTTCAAAACTGCTGCGGGTGTGGGCAACATGATAGCACAGGGGGCATTTCATCATAATATGAGTGCCTTATTGAAAAGGACTGCCAGCTCTGTTAGGCAATGGCGCGATTATAGCAAATCAGGCGCTCATGTCAGCATCAGAAATTTTCACTTCCAGCTCTAAGGATGAGATCAGGCCGCTGTCATTCAAGGTATGGGTGACGGTGACCAGCGTCCAGTCTGCCGCGTCAATCTGGGGCTTGAAGCCGCTGACCTGTACTTTCATTTCAGGAAACAGTTCCGGCCGTCCCTTTGCCAGTTGAATAGAAAATGAGGCGACCCCGCGCTGGATTTTCTCCCACTCTGTCTTAGCCGCCCGCTCGGCGTTGGATTTATACGCGTAGGTATGTTTCAGCACCAGGACATTGCCCTCACTGCCGGCCAGATAATCCCCTTTTTTTTCGTCTTTTTTCGGGGATGGGGTTTTACGGCTTTTTCGCCTCACGGTGACGTTTTCTTTTTTCTTCGGTTCACGGGTGTTCAGCCAACTGGCCGAAACCCCGGTATAAGCCCCGCGATCAGCCAGTGAAAAGCGATAGCCGTCACCCGACTGGCGGGTCAGGATGACCGCCGGCAGGGATTGACCGCTGGCCGCTTTGTTTTGCCCTTGCCGGATAAACAGCAGATAGCCGTTCTTGACCGTGGCAATGGCGCCTTCCTGTTTTGCCAGCCGGGTTAAGAAACTGCCGTCGGATTCGTTGGTCTGGTCAATATGGCTGAGGTTAATCTCAGCCAGCGTTTTGTCTATCTCCGGTTGCAGGTTGTTACGTTGAGCCAGGGTGCGCACGATGTCACTGATCGTTTTCTGGTGATAGGACTCTTCGCGGCTGATATTGAGTGTTGCCCGGAAGTCAGCGCTGCGGGCGCGGATCGTTATTTTATCCGGTGCACCGCTGTATTCGATTTCATCCACAATAAACTTACCTTTGTGGATCAGCGGTTCACCCTGCCAGCCCAGATGCAAAGACAGTTCTACTCCCCGGCGGGGCAGGGATAACTGCCCGTCGCTGTCGTCCAGCTCAATATCGAGCTGGTCAGCCTCAAAGCCGCGGTTGTCGGCCAGACTCAGCGAAACCAGCCGGTTCTGGATCAGGGCATTGATATTTTTATCATCGGCACTGAGCACGTAGACGGGGGTGTTGGTGCTGCCCGTGAGCCAGTCTATTTTGGGTATCTTCGGCATCAGAATACTCCCTTGAGTTTGTTGGCCACGTTCGTTGTCAGGTCAGACAGTTGGCTGTGCAGATCGCCGAACATCTCACCCAGATTTTCATCCACGCGGCGCAGGGTGACGGTAAAGTCAATCTTGCGGGCGGCGCCGTCGGCAAAAAACTCACTCTTGGTCTGGTCGATACTCTCAATGATAAACATGCCGTAAATCGCGCCGCTGCCATCCAGAAATGACCAGGCCTTGCCGCTGTCGGCCATCAGCTCCAGTGCCAGCAGTGACAGGCGGCCGCCGGAAATTTCCGGGTACAGGGTACCGGACAGGGTGAGGGTGTCATTGTTCGGCCCCATAAACTGGAACGCCGGGCGGGCGCCGACCCGATTGTTGAATCCAAAGCGCCATGACTGCTGATGTTGCAAACTCTGGTAGGGCGTAGTTTTCAGCATAAAGACGAATAAACCGAGTGCGGCCATCATGATTAATAATCCTCCCTGTCGGAAAAGGTACTGCGGGCGCGGGCGCGCTGTTGTTGTTCCCGGCGATCCATTTCCTGCGCCACCATTCGCGCAATGTCCTGCGCCGAGTGGGCGGGCGTCGCGTGAATATGGATTTCATAAACGGTCTGGCGATGGCTGCCCCCGAGCTGGTTGGTCACTGAAACGGCCGGCGTTCGGTATTCAGCGGCGGGCAGGCTGTGCGGATGCAGCGGCGCATTGGCATTGACCGAAGCCGCCGCCCCCATTGATAGTGCCGCCATCGCTGCCAGTGCCGCCGTTTGACGGCGGCTGGTGACACGGGCAGGGCCGTTAATCAGTTCAGGGCCATACTCACCGACAAGGCCAAATTTCCCCGCCGGAATATAACCGCCGGTATCATGGGGGCCGGCAAAGGCGGCGAACGGGTTGGCATGGGGGCGGGTGTTCTCACGGTAAGAATCCAGGGCTTTTTTAACGTCGGGTTTTTGGCTTTGCACCTTCATAAAGTCGGGGGTGACGGCGTCTTTGATTTGTGTGCCCAGCTCAGACACGTTTTTCTTTAATTCTTTCCATTTTTCCTTAATGCCGGCAATCAGTTTTTCGATGATTTCCGTGCCGAATTGTTTAAACCGCTCCGGCAGTTTCTTGGTGTCTTCAACAATCTCATTCCATTTCGTCGAAATGTACTGTTTGATGGCGTCCCATTTGGTGGAGATGCTGAGTTTGATTTCTTCCCAGCGGGCCAGGATTTTTTGCTTGATGCTTTCCCATGCGGTGGAAACGTAGGTGGAAATATCGTCCCACAGTTTTTTAAACCACGGCCCCAGCTTGTCCCAGTTTTTCCAGATCAGATAAGCGCCCAGCGCAATCAGCCCGATAATGGCTAAAATAGGGTTAGTCCACATGATGCGGCCTATCCACATAATCACATTGCCGAATGCTCTGAACGCCTTACCGAGTAAACCCATCGAGCCGGCACCCTTGATACCGAGAATAGACATACCCAGCCTGACCACAGCCAGCGGCCCCAGCAAGGTGGCGAGGGCCAGCGTTAACGCGCCGGCTATTGCCAGCACGATACCCAGACCCGCCGCTGCTATTGTGGCAAATTTAGCCACTGTCGGGTGGTCATTAAAAAACGTTTTAATTTTGGTCAGCATTTCGGCGAGCTTGGCCAAGCCACGGATATAGAGCGGCAGTAAATGATCGCCAATCTGTTTGTACAGGTCACGCTTACGGGCGTCCATTTCAAGCTCTTGCCCTTGCGCGGTTTTTTGCCCCTCATCCACCAGTTTGTCCACATTGTAGGCTTCCTTCCCGGCCTTGATTTGCTTCTCAATATTGGTGCGCTCACGGTACATGGTAACAAACAGGCCTCCCGCTTTGGGGTTCGAGAACAGTTTTGCAATGGCGGTTTCCATGCCGCTTTCGCTCAGTCCGGGGTGTTTTTTACGTATCCGGGGTACAACTTCGGTCAGCAGGTAGTTAAACGGATCAGTCTCGTATTTTTCGTGATTAACCAGCGCTGCCGCCTCCATCTTGGTAATGTGACCCGTTTTGCCATACTTGACTGAATTCTTTTTCAACAGTCCCAATGAATTCAGTTCTTCAGCAACACGCTGTGTTGTAGCCCCCATCATCCAGTTTTGATAAGCACTGCGTAATGATGTTCCCGTCCGGTCGCCGCCAATCTGCTGGATAATGTGCGACATAGAGAAATAGAAGGCGTCGTCGTTCATCTTTTTGACGGCCGTCTCTCCGGTTTTGAGCATCGCCATGTAATCACTGGGCAAAACCAAGCCGGCACTGGCGGCCATCGCCTGTGCGGACAGGTTCACCGATTTTTTAAAATCGTCGGGGTTATTGATCATGTTGCGCAATTCAGCAATTTTCAGCACTTCCTGCGACTGGTCACGCATTTCCTGTGTTTTTTCCTCGCTGATGCCGTGCATGGACAGGAAACGGGTGGCGTATTGCATTTTCAGCAGAGTAGGCGTGACCATTTCGGCTTCGTCATAATGCCGCAGGACTGAATGCGCTTCTTTCAGTACTTTCAGGTTATCCGCCGTGGAGTTGCCGACCACCTTCAGGCCGTTAGCAAATTTTTCTGCCTGCCCCAATATCTTGTCACCGACCCCCAACGCCCTGAACTCGGCCATCTCCTTATGATAGATGGCGGCTTCGTTAATCATCGGCTTGACGCCCATTAACAGGGCACCCCCGGATGCCAGCATACCTGCCCCGTTACCGAGTAAATCCCCCCGCAGGTTTTTTGCCCGTTGATAACGGGATCTGGCTGCCGCCATTTTTTTCTCACGCTGCTCAAGGCGTTCCAGTTGTCGGCGCTGCTGGGCTAAGGTGTTATTTGTGCGGCTGATATCGGCATTGATCCGCCGCTGGGCTTGCCCTAACTGATTGGTTGAGATACCGCTGGCACGCAGGGCATCGCGCTGACGTTGCAGCGACTGGCTCAGCGATTGGCTTTTTTCCTTGAGTTGAGCCGCCGCATTTTTTGCCCGCTGAAACTGATTAATTTGCGCTTTAGTGGGGTTTTCGCTGGCCTTTATTTCGCGTGCCAGTGCGGCCACCCGTTCGGTGGCGCTGCGGTAGGCCTGCTGGGTTTCAGTCAGTTGGCGCTTAGCCTTGCGAAAGCCCTCAATGCGGCTGGCCTGCTGGTTCAGATCGCGCAGTTGCTGGCGTGACTGGCGAAGGGTTTCGGCCAGCCGTTTATTGGCGGCCTGCGCCCCCTTGAACGGGCGGGTCAGTTTATCGACCGCGCTCAGGATGACTTGCAGGCGTAAGTTTCGGTCACTCATTCTCGGCCCCACTGCGTTTCATGGCCCGGTAACGCCATTCCAGCAAATCGGGCAGGCTCATGTCGGCGGTCACGGCGGGCGACCAGTGAAAGAGAGTGGCGATGTCCGCCACCAGGTCGTCAACGGTTAAGGCGTCTGGAAATCGGATTTCACCGACTTCGGTAACAAAAAATTGACCACCTCGATACTGAGGTTAATCAGGTCGCCCGGCGCCATCAGCAATAAGTCATTTTTGGTCAGGGCCGGCGCGGTGATGCGGGGCAATACCAGCATCACGGAATCGACGTCCATTTCCATCAGGGCTTGCAGGCGGACACCGCGCAGGGCGCCGCTGTTGGGCTTACGCACGATAATGTCAGTGATAGTGGTACCACCCCGGGCAATCGGTTCTTCCAGTGTGACGATCGCTTGTTCTGGCTGGGTGACGGGGGTTTGTTCAGTCATGATAATGTCCTTGGGTTAAAAATCAGTGAGATTACAGGCCGATAGCCCGGCGATGGGCTTCAAGACGGTCAACGCCGCCGACGATTTCCACCATGTTGACGGTGTCGATTTCGATCATCACTTCCCCGTCCCACGTCAGTTTGTAGTAGGTGTTCTTGGCGCTGACCTTGGTCTGGGTGTTGTCGCCCTGCTTGTAGCTGCCGTGATCAAATTCCGAGAAGCGCCCGCGCAGCGCCACTTCAACGGCAATCACATCACCGGTGTCGTCCCGCTGAAAGGAGCCATTGAAGCGCAGCGCAACGCCATCCACTTTCTCAATGCCCCATTGTTTATAGAGCTGGGCTTCCACCCCGCCGAGGGTGAATTCGGCATCCAATGCGCCATCGTCCAGTCCCAAATCGACATTGGCCGCGCCGTTCATACCGCCGCCGCGATAGGCTTCGAGCTTGCGGCTCAGTTTGGGCAGGGTTATTTCTTCCACGACACCGATGTAGTTGTTGCCGTCGTTGAACAGGTTCAGGTATTTCAGTTTGCGAGGGAGTGCCATGTATAGCCCCTTAGCTGTTTATGCTGTTGGCGAAGTTCATCAGGTACTGGTCGGTAATGCGTTGGCGCAGCATCAGGTTTTCCAGTGGCGGGATCGGCGTGTAGTCATAATCAAGGGTCAGCTTGCCGGCTTTCAATGTGTCTTTGTCGTTGACGCTCTCGTCATACCAGCACCGGCCGTCAATCAGGTAGCCGTTGGATTTCAGTTCGCGCAGCTTGGCGTTGATGCCTTCGAGAATGTCGCGCACCAGTGAGGGGGTCAGCGGCTTGTCAATCGCCCACATATGCGCATCGGCCATCGTGTCGGCCAGCACCTGCGCCGTGCGGGTGTAGCTTTCGAACTGGAACAGCGGATCATCGGAGCAGGTACGGGAGCCCCAGAAGCGGAAGCCGTCCTTGCGGATCAGGGTGGTGACGTCGTTCTGGTTGAGCAGGTTGGCATCGGTGGCCACATCCTGTAAGTCCCAGAAGACATCGGCGGAAATGCCGGTCACACCATTGACGCCGACGTTAGACAGGGTTTTATGCCAGCCGGTTTCCTCGTCAATTCTGGCACGCAGCCCCAGCGCCCGGGCGGTCGCATACGCCACGCTGTTACGGTTGGCAACCGTATCCCAGCTTAAGAAATCCGGCCATATCAGCATGATTTCACGCTGGTTAAAGTTGCTGCGGTACTTGATGGCATCACTCATCGTCTGGCAGCCGTAGGCGCTGACATAAGCCATCGCCCGCAGCTTCTGGGCGATGCCTGCCAGAGCGGCCGCGACGGGTTGGGTGTCGTGACCGGGCACCCCCAGAATCCGCGGTTTGACCCCGAGCTGGCTCTGGGCGGCCAACAGGGCTTGCATCCCGGTTTTCTTGCCTTCGTCGGTCACGCCGCCAATCAGATGGGAGGTGGTTTCCGCTTCGGTTTCACCCTGGGCGACCCGCACCACCACGGTGACCGGTTTAGCCTGGTCAGCAATGGCACGCAGGGCCGGGGACAGGGTGCCGGTTTTGCCGGCCTTGCCACTGGCGGTCAGGACATCGGTCAATAAGACCGGGGTGTTTAAGGGAAAGGTGTGGGGGTCGGCATCATCCGCCGTGCAGACCAAGCCGACAATGGCGGTGCTGACGGTGGTAATGGTGCGGGTGCCTGCGTTGATTTCCTGCACGCGCACGCCATGATGATAATCTTGGGCCATAGCGAAAAGCTCCGGTAAGGGTAATTTCGTTATGGTGGTAGTTGTGACAATAAAATGCAGTGGGTTGGGGTTGTGTGGGGGCTGGCACAAAGAGGAATGCGGTTATGGCATAAAAGCAATGATACCAATAGCTTCTTTTTTTTTTATTTTAGTATCCATTAAAAATCCTTATTATCACGTCCCTGACTACCCTTATAGAAAATGGAGATTTTTATGTCTTGGCTATTACGGGAAGAGGTTTTAATCCCGCTCATGCTGGCTGTCGCTTATGTCATTTATTTCTTTTATCCCGTCAAAAAGACCGAAGATAACGAGAAGGAAGACGATGAAATAATCCTGCCCCCGATTACCCATGATGACTGGGGGCTGATAGTCGGTGCGCCTTATGCCGTTTACGCAGATGATGCCGTCAACGACTTTTCGCCCTGCACTGATGCAGATGATTATCGGATGCAATCGTCATGGGGTATCTCTAACCGACAGGATTTAATTTATCAGTTGTTTAATCGTATTCAGGGTGGGCATGCAACCCATTATGATGCGCTCAGAAATCAGGTGGTGGGTTTGTCAAAAAATGAATTCGACACCCTGCTGAAACGCATGGAGGAGGATGAGCTGGATGACGATGAATACCACGAATTGCAATGGCAATATCATATGATGCACAACAATACGAATGATATTCAAAACGTTAACTATTGGGCATGGGATTATGTCCGGTTCAGCATGTTGTGCTTAAGAGGGATCAAATTTCGATATCTGACGGAAGAAGAGGCCAAAGCCTGGACAAGAATGCTGGCTCCCCGCTTACGTGAAATTTATACCGGATGGGATGATCTGTGGCAACATTTTATAACGACACGCTGGTTCTGGTCTAATGAGCAGGAACCCTGGCAGTCCAGTGCATCGGATTATCTGGCTGCAATTCATCAGTTATTACAGGATAAGCACAGCCCGGCGAATGTGATTGCCTGGGATACGCCACTGTCTTCGACCGATACCCTGTCGTTTGCCGAGGCTCTGGTCAGTATACAGCAAATAAAAAATGAGGACGGTGAGCTGGCTGACGTTGATGAAGTGAACAGCGTCATCCGGTGGCATCTAAAAATGACGGAATCTGAATAATCCAAAGGACAATACACTAGCAGGGGCATGATGATCTGCACCCCAAAAGTTGGACGCTATACTTCAACTTAAGGGGTGCTTTTTATGAAGAAGAAAAGATATTCTCAGACATTCAAGCTGAAAGTGGTTCTGCACTACTTATCACACCCAGATTGCGGATACAGTCGAACCGCATCACTTTTCGGACTGCATCGTAATTTGGTAAACAAGTGGATTGATATTTATCGCGTTCATGGTGAGCATGGACTGAAAAAATCATTGAACAGGTCTTATTCTTTTGAATTTAAAAAGAATGTCGTACTGACCATCCACACGAAGGACTTTCATTATCTGAAGCCATGAAACGCTTTAAACTGAAAGATACAGGGATGATATCTCGATGGTTGGCTTTGTACAGAAAAGGGGGCATTGAGCTACTGAAGCCCCGCAAAAGGAGCAGAAAAGCATGTACGCGCAACGCTGCCACCCAATATAAACCGGAGTCCACAAAAAGCGCAAAATCGCCCCCTGAACTTTTGGATGAGTTAGCTTATTTACGGGCGGAGAACGCCTATCTAAAAAAGCTCACCGCCTTAATTCGGAAGGAAGAAAACACATATCAGCAAAAACAAAAATTATCACCGAATTGAAGCAATTTTTCCCGCTGAAAACTTTACTGAAGGTTGCAGAGATATCACGCAGTACATACTACTACCACCAGAAAAAGACTCAGCAAAAAGATAAATATGCTGATGTAAAAATCCATATCCATGATATTTATCATCAGCATAAAGGTCGGTACGGGTACAGACGGATAACGTTAGCACTGAGAAAACAACAGATTCATTTAAATCATAAATGCGTGCAGCGGTTAATGCAGACGATGGGGCTGAAATCGCGGATAAGGGCTAAAAAATACTATTCATACAAAAGAGAAACCGGCTCTGTTGCGGATAATCTCTTGCACCGTCAATTTGAAGCAGAACAGCCTAATATGAAATGGGTGACAGATGTCACAGAATTTAACCACCGGGGGGAAAAGCTGTACCTGTCACCCATGATGGATCTCTTTAATAGAGAAATAGTTGCTTTCCGAACTTCCCGTAAGCCGGTCTTTGATTTGGTTAAAAATATGTTATCTGATGCAATGGAAAAGCTGAAATCACATGAGAAACCCCTGATTCATTCCGACCAGGGTTGGCAGTACCAGATGATTCATTATCAGAACCAAATAACAGAAAACGGGCTCATACAAAGCATGTCTCGCAAAGGTAACTGTTTAGATAATGCCGCTATGGAGAGTTTTTTTGGAATATTGAAATCTGAGTGTTATCACGGAGTGGAATTTAGCTCAATCGATGAGTTGGAAAAGACGATAACCGATTATATTTATTACTATAATCATGACAGAATCAAAATTAAATTGAATGGATTGAGTCCGGTTGAGTACAGAACTCAATCCATTATGGGGATATAATATATGTCTAACTTTTTGGGGTCAGATCACGTAGCCCCTGTGTTTACTTCGGCTGTTCCGGCCATTGGACATCGGGGGCGGTAGTGCAATCCACCCGATAGAGTGCCAGTCTGTAGCGATGCCATTCAGTTAAAGCCACTATTTCCTCGTCTGTCGCTATATTCAAATAGACAGCATCCTGAAGGGGTTCAATTTTCCCTCGGATCGGCTGTATCAGGCTCCATTTTTGGGATTCCGCCTGTTGCTGCAACTGCTCCAGTGTTGGGGGCGGTGCTGGTGGAATATCTCCCCACGCGGGCAAACCATCCGCGCCGGCGACGCGCATTTTACCCATTGGCGGGGGATTATATGCAAATTTGACAAAA